CTAATCAATGGAATGGAGCTAACTACAGTGCAATGGGAAAACAAAGGTAATATGATGTTTACTATGCTATCATTTGTCGTTCAATCAGTAGTATTAAAGTCAGATTTCAATGGCAATAGTGGAATTGTCGTTGGTACAGTGTAGGAAGGAGGTTATATGAAGATAAAATTAGTAGGTTTGAAAAGATATCTTTTTGCTAATAATATATACGAACAAGGTGATATTATAGATGTAAAAGATATTGACCAAATTCCCAAAGTGCACCAGCAATTCTTTGAGATAATAGAAAAAAAGAAGGCTGATGAGGTGAAAGAAAATAAAAACGTAAACAAAAATAAATAAAAAATAAAAAGTTATGATAAGTGCAGCTGATGTAAAAGTGTTGTTTAGTGAAATAACAATTACAGATGATAATATTACTAAATATATCGATGATGCAGAAAAAATTATCGATAAATATTTAGGAGATAAGATAAGTGATTTACAGTTGTTAGAAAAAATAAAAAAATACACGGCTGCACACTTCATAGCTTTGACTGTTGAAAGACAAAAAATAGACGAGAAAGTTGGAGATGTACAGGTAAAATATAATCAGATTAGTGAAATTGGCTTCAAAGCTACCACGTACGGGCAAATAGCTTGTGATTTAGATTATACTGGTACACTTAATAAATTATCTGAACAAAAAAGTAATTTTAAATTTATAGTTACATAATGAAAAGCCTTTTAAAAAGTATGATGCGAGAAAGCTATAAATATTTTGAACCACCTACTGTTAATAATAGTGGAGATTTTACTTTTGGTGCAGCTATAGATATAAAATGTTATACAGTTGAAAAAATAGAAAATATTATAAAAGATAATGTTATTGTAAAAGAAAAACAGTCAATAATTTATACGTTGGCAGAAATAAAAGCAGGCGGTTATGTATGTAAAAGTGGTGAATATAGCACTACTACTAATGTTTTAGATTATAATATGATAAAGCAGGTAGTTAGTTATAAAGATATAAAAGGGAATGTAGTTTATTATAAAGCAATATTATGAGTGTAACTGTAAGATTAATGGGTATAGATAGAGTTATAAAAAAATTAAACAACCATCTTACTGATATTCAAACAAATACAGACAAGGTGTTTTTTGAATTTTATGCTAAAGTAAGACAGGATTGTATGACAACCCCTCCAACGGTGCCAAAGGACACTGGAAATCTACGAAATTCGATGTTTTTCACTTATAGTAAAGGAATTCGTGATGGGCGTGGTGAAGAGCAGGATACATCACTTATTAGCAGGTGTGAGAATGAATGTAAAATAGCATATCAACTAAAAAAGCCAATGGCAATAATGGGGTTTGCAGCTAATTATGCAGTAGAGGTGCACGAAGTGAATAAAAATTACAGAGAACCAGGAAGTGGATGGAAATATTTTATTACACACTTGGAGGATAATGAAGATTATTTTGTTGAATTAATTAAAAAACATATGAAATGATAGGAATAGCAGGAATTATACAAAATTATTTATCTAATAATGATAATGTATACGTAGATTTAATGCCAGCTGCACCTTCTGAATGTATATGTATATTCGACGTAGCGGGGCGTTCACCAGATTTTACCTTTGATGGCATTAAATTTAGGAAACCTTCGATACAAGTAGTGGTGCGTAGTTACACGTATGATAACGGTTATTCTACATTACAGGATGTAATTGAAAACATAGAAAATTTAGAAGGCACTACACAAGATGGCTATCAATTTTTAGTAGTAGAGCAAACTTCAGATGTTTTTAGCTTTGATTTTGCAGACGAGAAAAACAGAACATATAAATGTTTTGCAATAAATTTTAATTTTGAAATAGTAAAAACAATATAAAAAAAAGAAAGGAAATATTATGGGAAATTTTTTGATAGGAAAAAATACTCGAATTTTATATAAATCGGGTACTAATTATTTAAATGTAGAAGGTATAAAATCAATTACATTACCTTCTGACTCACCTGACGAGCTTGATACAGCTCAATACGGAGTTGCTGGCGACTTCGACAGCTTTATGCCAGGTTTGATTACAGCAGGGACTTTTGGTCTAACGCAGGACTACACTGAAGCTGCTTATGACACTTTTTTTACATTAATGTTAGCAAAAACTAACATAGAATTTGTAATTTTGTTTAAGATAGATGATACACCTACTTATGATGCTTATAAATTCAATGCCTACGTAACTGGTATGCCTATTACCTGCAGCGTTGGAGAAATAATGACAAATGAACTTAATTTGCAGCTAACAGGTCAAATGACAAAAATAACTACTCCTTCACCCTTGCCAGCTGTACCTACGCAGGTATACGGAATAAAAGGGCTTGGAACTCAAATAAAAATAGCAAAGGATGAAACTTTACCAGTTTACAAAGATGTTATATTTGCGTATGAATGCAACGGACCAGATTTTACTTTAAGTTATGAAGATATAGCTTATTTTGAAATGGCAGGAATTGTAAAAGAGAAGTTACCACTAACTTTTTCTGTTGGCAATTTTGAAATAACCTGCGTAGTAGCTGCAGACACGGTTCCAGATGCGTTGAAGTATGAGGATATTTTAGGTTATGCTCAAACTTCGCAGAAATGCTTAATAACTATTACATATCCAGACGGAAGCTATTTTAGTGGCAAAGGTTATGTAATGGATGTAAACAGGGATGTACCTATAAAGGGAAAACAAAGTTACAGCTTTAGTTTCAGGCTAACAGAAAAACCAACATTCACAAAAGTTTAGTAATATGGTAGATTATTTAGATTATAATGGCGAAAAGATACCAATTAGAATTTCATTAATGGTATGGAAAAATGCTGAAATAGAGTGGCTGCAAAATCACAATGATAGCATTATAAGTGCTTGTAATTTTGCTGATGAAAAAAATAATATTAAAAGTTTAATATTTTTGGAGGCGTTGGTAGTATTGCTAAAACACGCTATAGAAATGGGTTGTAAGCTAACAAATACTGAAATAAAAGCTGAATGGAAGGATGCAGAAATGTTATTAGATGATGAAAAAATATTTTTCGATTTTTTCAATATCCTGCAAAGCAGCATAAAAACTAATAATACAGGTATTTCTAATAATAATAATGAACAAAAAAAAATGAAATCAAAGATGTGAGCAGTCTAATATTATTTTTTCGTAATCAACTTGATTATATTAGTTTGAATGAACTACTGCTATACAGTGTTGATGAATTATTATATTTAGTAGATGAAAATATAAAAAAGGAAAACGAAAAATTTAATTTTATAACTAAAGTAATTTTTGAAGCTACAAGATACCATATTTTGCATATATATTCGCAAAATCCTTATGTAAAAGAAATTCCAAAATTAGAATTCGCGTGGGATAAAGAATATAAAGGGAATTTAGATACAATTGGTAGTTAGGAAGAATTTTATGAATTTGTAAAAAAAATAAGTGCAGATGGCTAATGAAATTAGTGGTTTAATAGCAAAGATAGGTGTTGATTTGTCCGAGTTTGAGCGGGGCATTGCTAAAATGCAAAGCAGGTTGGAGGATACTGCTAGCAAAATGGCTACCGTTGGCAAAAAAATGTCTTTAATGATAACGGCTCCGATTACTGCAATTGGTACTGGTAGCTTTAAATTATACAAAGACTACGAAAGCGTTGTAAATAAGATAGTTAGCTTAACAGACGTTAGTAAAGAAGCATGGAGCTCGCTTGAAGGTCAAGTTAAAGAGATAGCAGATACAACTGGTAATAGTTTAAAGGAAGTTACAGAAGGTTTTTATTTTATTGCGAGTAGTGGCTTTAAAGGAGCTGCAGCTTTAGATATTTTAGATAAGTCTGCAAAGGCAGCGGCAAGTGGTTTAGGTAGTAGTGCAGATGTATCGCAACTACTTACATCTGTTTTACAAGCGTATGGTGAGGAAAATATTAGGGCAGCAAAAGCAACAGATATACTTATTCGTAGTGTGAAAGATGGCAAAGCTGAAGCTTCAGATATGGCAACGAATTTAGGTAGGATATTACCCGTTGCAGCACAGATGAATGTTAGCTTTGACCAAGTTAGTGCTGCAGTAGCTGGATTAACTTTAATCGGTATGGATGTGCCCGAGGCTGTTACTGCAATACGTGGCGTTTTATCTGAAATGCTAAATATGAGTGAGCAAGGTAAACAAGCACTATTAGATATGGGTACTAGCTATGATGAGCTATATAATGTTTTAACAACGCAAGGTTTATTACCATTTTTACAGCAAATAGATGCATTAGTTGCACAATTTGGAGAGCAAAGCATTGCAAAAGTGTTTAATAATGTACGCTCTCTAACTGGTGTTTTGGGTTTAGTAGGTAAGAATTCAGAACAGGTGGCAGCTATATTTAATGATATAGCAGCTGCTGGTGGGGATTTAGACAAAGCGTTTGAGAATACACAGCAAACATTACAGTATAAATGGAATGTTGCAGTAGATAGTGCTAAAAGTGTGCTAATAGAATTAGGCACTGGCATAAAAGGAGCATTAGTACCTGTTTTAAACAGTTTATCTAGCTTGCTAAAAAGCGTAAGTAACTTTTTTAGTAAATTATCAGATAGTACAAAAACAACGATAGTAGTAGTAGGTGGTTTAGTAGCTGCTATAGGGCCGGCGTTGTTAATAGGTTCGCAAATTCTGTTAATAGGTTCGCAAATTCTAAAAATGATTAAAAGCATTATACCTTTAGTTACTGCATTAAAAACTGGTTTCTTAAACCTGCAAGCTAGTGTAGTTGCTGGTACTGCAGGTTTACAAGGTTTTAATTTAGCTTTTAAGATGTTAGGAAATTTAGCAAAAACAAATCCGTTTGGTTTAGTATTAACTGCAGCTACATTATTAGTACCTGTTATTAGTAAACTTACTGGTAAACATAAAGAGCTGAACGAAGAATTAGAGGAGCAAAATAGTTTACAGAAAGAGATAGACGACAGCAAGCTATTTTTATTACTTTCCCAAACAAGATGGAACAATGTATAAAAGATAAATATTTTACCAACGAAATTGCAGATATAAAGAATTCAAGTTTTGAAGAATTAGATTACATTATTAAAATCCCTAAAGAAAATAAACATCAAACTTTAAAAGAATTAGAATTTTTAGGAATAAAGGAGAGTTTTTTATTTCCTGAGCTTGAAAATCAGATGACTGACATAAAAACTAATTACGAAAATTTAGTTAAATACAAAGTTCAAGGAAGATAATTAATATCATTATTTATGGTCTATTCTTACTCAAAATAATCAATAACACAGGAGGTCCAATTGACTGGTTTAGAATATATTATCTCACTAAGTTATAAAAACAGAAATCAATTGTTGCAGGAATTTGGTTTAAAAAATAGCGAATTAA